GGAGATAGTGGTTCATTTTCTTCAATAGAAAAACCAAAAAGTCGTGACATAATTTAATCTAAACTAGTTTTACTTGAAATATTTAGATAATATTTCCAGGACCATCATTAATTTCGAAATATTGAACTTGCAATTCTACAGTAAACTCTTCGAGAGTATCTGAACTATCATAAGATAGATCAATCGCAGAAACATTGGTTGGAAATAAATCATACATTTTATAACTTCTCAACACTGTTGCTTGTCCACCACCAGTTGGACTTCCTCCTGGACCCTCAGAATCAACTCTATCAATTACACTAGTTCCTTGTGCCTGATTACTTCTTCCAAGTTGATAAACAATTGCATTTTTCATATATGATGTTGGATTTGTTGCGCCAGTCGCATTATCTAACTTACTTAACAAGTTCATCCATGTCTCAAAAGCATGTCTAACTTTAAAATCCTCATCATTAATCACAGTAACAGTCCAAGTATCGAAGGTTCTGTCTCCAGCTACCTTTAAAATACGACCCCTAAATGGTACATCGACTGCTCCAATATTTGATGCTGGAAGTGCTGCAGCTTTACACATAAATCTAAAATCTAACTTGGCATCAGTATCCCAAACAGAGGCAATTTCTGAGGGAAAATCATCAATAGCAACTTCAAATAGATTTGGTCTTGCTCCGCCTCCAGCAAGTCTTGATTTGAAAGCGGAAATATTTTTGATTGATGGTCCGTTGGTAGCCATTTTAAAATCCTCCTTATTTTTTAATTAATAAAATAAAAATTAAACAGTTCCAGCCACTTCTTCAAAACTTACACCAGTTCTAACTGCAACAAAGGTAAGAGTTACATAATTAATAGATTTAGCAGGTTTCAAATAAATATCTGCTCTAAATTCATTATTATCAATAATATCAGGAGTATTATTTGTTTCATCGCAGACCACTAAGAATCCATAAAGACCTCTTTTTGCTTGAACATCGCGTAAGTACGGTTCAACAATGTTAATAAAGTTTGCTCTAGTAATCTCATCATTCAATTCAAACAATTGAGCTTGGGCAGTTCTTTGCAATGCTTGCTCAATAGTTAAGAACAAGCGACGAACATTAATTCTATCAAATGCGGATGCATAACCAAGAGCAGTTTTATCTCCAAAAAGGAGAGTACCAATTCCTGGTTGAGTTACAATTGCATTAATTCTCTGGGGATAAAGTTGATCTCTCTGTGCTTTATTGGGACTATATGCAAGTTTAATTGCATTATTGATAATTCCTCTTTGTTGCCCCGCTGGAGAGAACCAAGGATATGCAAAAATACTTGTTCTTACACATAGACCTGCAACATCTGGGTTGCATGGAATATATCTAAACTTATTATTAAACCTATCATAGGTATACTTATATCCAGAATCAAATATTGCATAAGAAGATGAAGGTAAAGGAGAAAAGAATTCGATAATATTGTCAGTAATTTGATCTGCCGATAAATATCTTCTTAGTGAAAGTAGATCTGAAGGATCTACCTCAGAAACAACATCCAATCTATGTGGAGAAATAACAGCAACACAATCTTTTCTCTGTTCCGCAATTGAAATTAAATGTGCTGCTTTTGCTTGAGACTCATACTTATTCGCAAGACCAGGACCCATAATCAAATAATCAACTTCAATTTCATCTCTATTTAAGAAGAGGTCATAAGAAGTTATCAACGATCCAAGCTCTGCTGTCATAGTTCCAGTTTCGCCCGGAGTAGCATCAATATCTCCATAATCTTTTCCTCCCGATAGAACATACACCGCATTTCCTATGGAACTAAATACCGAATCTTGAGATACTTGATTCCATAATCCTTCTGCAACGGTATATGGCGTAAATCCTGCCGAGAATCCTGATTGGAACACTTCTTCATTATTTTGATTATCTGATGGATTATCTCCAGCATAAATGTATCTAGAATATTGTGCAAGAAACTCTTTATACCAAATTCTTTGTGGTGGATTAACCGCAGAAATTGCATCAATTGCTTTAGATAGATTCAAGAACTTTTCGAGTAGGTTTCCCTGAATACCAGTTACATCTCCAGTATCATCGACGACTACGACATGTATTGCATCATTTTTACCATTACGATCCAAAACATATCGGTTTGTTGATGGTTTTGGTGCAATTGATCTCCAAAGAATGTCAGCATTCGCCAAATCTAAAAATTGATTATCATACCAATCTTTTGCATAAGATCCACCAATAGGCAAAGTTGTGGATGTTACTATTCCAACTTCATCCCAAATTTGAATATCTGTTGAAATTTCTGAAGTAGATGCTTTAATTGATGAAGCCCTATCTTTTGCTTTATAACTAATAAGAGTTTCCGTAGTTGATCCTGCAGAAATTCTTGAAACTATTTTTACATCAATAGAATCATTACTTACTCCGGTAATAATACCTTTCAAGTCGCCTGTAAATGAACTGTTTATTCCTGTAGGTAATGTGTAGGTTACATTTTGCAGTGGGACTAAAACACCACAACCAATTCCATTATCCTGTCTTGCAATTAACGTATCAATTACTTCTGTTCCTACTCCAATAATTTGATCTGCTTTATCATCAATGATGCAAATTTTGAGGTTGTTTGACCAAGAACCTGGAGTTTTTGCGGTAAACATGTAGTTTGCAATATCATCTGCATAGTTTAAGTTGTAGTCATCAAAGTTTTTAATTTTCAAGGTTGGATCACCTACAACAGAAACCCCGCCAGTAGTATTGATATCTGAAACTGTAAAGGTAATTCCAACCCCAAGAGTTGCTGTTGTGCCTAAACCTACGAGAGTTGGTGAAACAGTAAATAGTGCCCCTTCATCGTAACCATTACCACCATTTGTGATAGAAATAGTTATTGTTGATCCCAACCCAGCACCGTTATCTGCAACATTAATAGTAAAGATAGCTCCTGCACCGTCAAGATCATCTGAAGTATATCCTATACCTGCTAATGACTGTTGTGCAATATATGTTCCTGGTTTTCTAAAAGTAGATGCTGCACTTACTGTATCAACTTCTATAATTTCACCATTTCTATTTCTTCTTGCGTTTGCATTTCTCAAAGAATCCCCATCAGTTCTTACAACTTTAAGGACACCGCCATAAGAAAGATATGAAGCTGCACTCATCCAATATTCATATTGTGCATCAAGTGACATTGGTTTTCCGTAGACATTGAGAAGTTCGTTCTCTGTAGTAATATCTACTGCTTCATCAACAGGTCCAGTTGGAAAAGGTCCAGCAATCGCACCAATATTATCTAATACATTATCAGCTCTTCCTACAGTTAAATCAACCTCTCTGACGAGTACGCCTGGAGATAATTGAGGAGTCGCCATGTTTTTCTCCTGATACTTCAGTTTATCTGAAAATATTTATGAAAATGTACATTTCAAATGGGGAAACAGTGTGTGAACAATAACTACCAATCAGGATATTCCCATTTATCTAAAACTTTTGCTGCCACTCTACTAGCAACTATTCTTTTAATAGTACATTCCTTACATTCATAAGAATATGAAGATGGAACTGCTCCTCTATCTTTTCTTGTTCGATAAAAACTATCGATAAGATTTTTCACATCTCCACAAACTCTACATTTTCTATCATTAAGTAATAAATGTCCAAGTCTAATTTGACTATCTAAATCCATCAAGATAAGTACTCCCACATATATGCTCTATCTCCATATTCATCAGCGAACCATCTATCGCCATCGTTATCAACAAAACTTGTTTCGTCTAATCCGTCTGCAATAAAACCAAATGGTGCCATATCTTGCTCAATCTGATTTTTTTGTTCTTCATATAAACGTTTTCTAACATCTTGATCAGTCAACTCTTTAAAATAATCTTGTGCAACTAACCAGGCATAAATTACCAAGCACATTGCCAGATCATCATTACAACCCTCTTCAGCTTCAAAGGAGTTATGTTTTTGAATAAAAGTCGTCAATTCGCTCATAATTTCATAATCTTTAAAGAGAAGTTTATTTTCTTCTATCATAGTTTTTAAATTCAGACATCCAACTTTTTTAACTGTTTTGGACATCTTAACTCCAAGTTGTGTTTTCTTTCCAGAAAATCCTTGTCCAACAATCTGTCCTGCACGACCTCTCATTGAACACATTAAAAGATTGTTATATTCTAAATCATAATGAATGATAGATGCAACTTGATCTCCAACATCATTGACTTCACATAAAATATATGCATTATTATAGTTTTTTGCTACGTCTACAATAATGCTTGGGAAAAGCATTGGTTTAACTTCATTATTTCTATATTTTGCTACAACTTGATGGGGAAATGTAGTTATATCTACTACTGTAAATGCTGAATAGTCATTTCCAACTCCTCTTGCAACGTCTACAGTAATTAAATAATCATGATTATCTATTACTTCTTCATGAACATCTAATCCACCTCCGCTTGTTTTTGGATGATCATAAACAAGACTTCTTAATTTTGAAGGAGATATTAAGGTATCTACAGATCCTAAAAACTCGCACTCAAATTCTACTTTAAATTGTTGCTCTGAAGTATTTGCAATTGTTTGTTTTTTCCATTCCTCATCTCTCCCAGGAACTTCACTCCAATGAACGTCGGTATAAATGTATTCGTTTTTGCCCCTTTCAGCATCATGCCACATACGGTAGAAGTGATTCATACCATGAGGAGTAGATACAATAATTACCTTTGTATTTTTACCTGAAGTAATCGTTGGATATACTGATGCAAAGAATGAATCTGCGATATGATTTGGAACAAACGCAAATTCGTCCAAAAATATGATATTGAATGACATACCACGAACTGCAGAAGCAGAAGTAGAAGCAGCCAAGATCTTACTTCCGTTTTCAAGTTCGAGAGAACCTTTGTTCCAAGAGATAATACCCTGTTGCATCCATTTTGGTAAATTTTCATATGCTGTCTGCAATCTGTCTAACAATTCTCTAGCAGTTGCTGCTTTGTTTGCAAGAATACCTATATTTACATTATCATTGAATACTGCAAAATGAAGGAGAAATGAAACTACTGTTGTTGATTTGCCAGTTTGCCGTGGCATTTTGCAGATATTAAATCTATTTTTATGAAATCTGTTAACAAGTTTTTCTTGGAATGGATACATCTTAAAATGTTGCAATCCATGGTCAAGAGTTACAATTTTCACATAGTTTTTTGCAAAATAAACAGGATCATCTTTACATTTGATAAACTCCTCAATTTGTTCCTGTGTGAATTCAATTGCAGTATTTGCTTTCTTTAATAATGGATTGCCTAGATATATATCACTCATAAGAATTACCTACTAATCTCTTCCCAATCCAGAGAAGCATAAACATCGGCACCAGCAGTATCAGATGCACATACTAGTGTTAGTTCATAAGGAGTTCCAGTCAATCCATTTCTTTCCAACTGAAACTTAAATAATGCTTCTTTCAGAATATCAACAGTTCCGCTGGATTGGTTATTTGATGAGAAGAAACCAGATGCTAGAATTCTTCCACCACTTACAGTTCCCCCATCAATCTTATATTCCACCGCACTATCAGCACCAGCACTTGTCCAGGTGCCTCCACTAGTCGTTGCTGATACTCTCACCTGCCAATTATAGAAAACACCATTTCCAGTGCCCATCAGTGAAAGTGCGGTCAAAATTACAATCGCATCTAATCTATTTGGTGTTGTTTTAAGACGAATAGAAATAACAGGATAATAAGTTCCTGCGGGAGTTGGTAAATCTACTGGTGCTGTGATTGGTGTTTGAACTGCTTGTTGTAATCCACGCAATTCATAACCACCTTCTGAAATTACAGTAGAGCAGACCTGTTTAAGTGTGCTGCTGCTTGTAGTAATTCCAGTATTGGCAATCTCATATCTCAAAGGAAGAGATGCTGTTGTGATATAAGTTGATTGAATTCTGTTTGCGTGATGGAATGAATGTGCGTGAATGAACTTACCATCAATTACAAATCCCAATCTTACTGT